TTTTTTTTTTTTTTTTTTTTAGCTTCTATCTTTTGTAGTTGTTTCTGTAGTTGTCTTTTGCTTTTGTCTTTGCAGCTAGGAAGGGAATCCTATCCTTTAGGATACACTTCGCCTTAAACCACCCAACTGCTTTTACCGTTCGCTCACTCAGTTCGCTCACTGAGTGAGTAATGCTCTTTCTCTCTCCCCCCTCTCTGTAGCCTCCCCCCATCTTCGCATTCTACACCCGAATTTTTTGCTTGTCAAGTGTTTTCTTCAAGTTCGTTCATCCCGCATGGTTATCGCATTCTTTCGCCTTCTCTCTCATTTGCACAACACAAAAATGCACATTCTTGCCCAAAAATGTAATGGTGATATTAATCACATGAGCATTCGTAACAACATGACAACCATGCGCCTTCCCGTAAATATTTTTATGCATCCCTAACTTTGTTACCTATTGACAAACATTTTCAAAAATATACCCCCTATACGTATATAAAACCTTGACACCCAATCCGTCATAACTTGAATGTGCAAGAGAGATGTTTCATTTTTGACATAATTGTGGATAACTTGTGGATAAGTATGTGGATAACTCTGCCCAATTTGCACATAAAGTCGTGGATAACTTCATCATCTTTTTTGCATTTCCCGCTTGACAGGTAGACAACCGGTGCTACAATATAGATATCAAATATCCCAGAGGAGGGGTCAGGAATGAAACAACTTGAGTTATGGCAGGTATATGGGGAAGATCGGTTAGTCGTCGTCGATCCCGACGAACTCACAAAAAAGGTTTCATTCTGGGAAACCGAAGCTTACCTATTCGCTCCCAATGCGGACATGGAATTGATTCGCAAGGCGTTCATCGAATATCGGGGGCGCAAAGAGGATGACGAGCCCTTGCGCTTCTACGAAATCCTCGACGAGCACGGCATCGATTACAGGCTCGCCGGCGATGCCGAGGACTACATCCCCGATATCGTCTTGTGCTTCCCCGACGAAGATGATTTAAAATGGGCGATTTGTAAAATGGCTGATCTTGTCATCGGCGTATCAGATGTATTCACGTACTGGGACGGCTCGAACTGGTGTAAAATTTGGGCCGAGTCGGATGTCGGAAAACGGACGGGGGGAGGTTTTAACCGCAGAGGAGCTTAAGGAGTTGCCTTTTACGTGGAAACTCCTTAAGCGAATAGCATAGAAATAAAAGGAGGGATTATGAATGATCCATAATATCGAGCTTACTTTTACCAAGAAGGGCCACCCGGCCCTTTGGGAAGAAGGCGGAGGATTAAGTAACACGGGATGGGCCATCATAGTGGCTGGCCCCAATGGCGAAAGATTGGCCCCAATATATGTGAGGCGGGCCGGCCACTTGGCCGGTAGGCAACATGCCTTGTTCATCGTAAAGCCAGGATATATTGTCGTTAAGGCCTACCATCACAGGCGGGACTTCACAATTAGGGTCTACCGCATTACCTCGATAGATCTTAGCGACCCAGAAAATAAAACGGCTGAATTTGAGGTGCTTCATGAATTCAGCCGAGGGGAATGGGATATCGAACCAACAGACAACCTGTTGGAGGCCATCGAGGCTGCTAAGGGTAAGGCTACTTGCTACCACTGTCGTAGCCCTCACTACGCAATCACGTAGCCCATTCCCTCACGCCCACGCCTCATGGCTCGGGCACGAGGCCACTTGCAGAAATTGCAGGTGGCCTTTTTGTTTAATAATAAACAGCGGAGGTGCATCATGAAAGAGGAATCAAGGGAGACAATCGAATGCATTGCACGATGGGCTATTATTGCCCTAATTGCATATCTTTTCTCTAGGATGTGATGCCCATGCGGAAATATACGAAAAGGGCGCAGCCCAAGCGGGAGCTAAAGCCTCAATATCTCAAATTCATCATGTTTCAAATAAATCGCAGGGAGGATTTTCTCCTCTTCCGCAAGGCCCTCGAGGCGAGCGGACTCGATAAGGACGATCTGCTTGGGGCTGCGTGCGAGGCGCTGATCGAGAAGATCGAACGCCAGAAGAGGGAGGCCGAGGAGGAGGCCAGGCGAAAGGAGGAGGAGAGGATCAGGAAGGAAAAGGAGAAGGCAAGAGGCAAGGAGTTTAATCGGATCCTTAGAGGCATCATGAAACAATTGAAGGAGGGAGAAGAAGAATGATATTAAGAATGCTGCAGGAGGGGCACGTCTACAAGATCAGGAGGAGCAAAAAAGAGGGCGATACATTTAACGCCTACTACATGGGCCCGTTCTACACGAAAAGAACCGTGCTACATATGTTCAAGAGCGTGAACGGCGGATGGACGGAATCGTTCACGAGGGAGCAACTGGAAGATACGATCATCACGGAGGAGGAGGGAATATGAAACATTACAGGATACTGTACGGTGAGCTTTCCGTTTGGCATTCCGAAACGGGGTCGTCCGTCGCCGAGTTCATATCCGACGACGACGAACGACCCGAAAGGATCACGGCCATCGGCAGGACAGACATGGACGCAATATATAGCCTCATCCGTGCCATGGCCAATGAGGGACTAATTACATCAACAATAGGAGGGATCATCGATGAAGACTTTTGAGATCATTGCGAAAGAGTTAAACCGCAGGCACGGGCAGTTCGACCCTACCGAAATTCGCCCGTCAGCAATCGGCCACTGCGCCCGTCAGGAGGTCTACCGTGTCCTCGGCTACGAGGGCAATCCCGATGCCATGAAGGCCCTGCAGGGCGTCGCTTACCTCGGCCACATCATCGAGGAAAACCTTGCGCTCCTTTATGCGCAGGAATTCGATGATGCAATTCCCCAATTTGAGATTGAGACCCCATATGGCGTGAAAGCGCATTGCGACATATGGGTGCCCTCTCTCCAACGGGACATAGAGGTGAAGTCAATCTCCGTGAAGGCCAAGAAATACGGCCTGCCCAAAGATGAACACTTCAAGCAACTTATGTTGCGTCTTCACCTCAACAAGAAATACCTAGGCGCCGACCCGACAGGCGAGATAGTCTACTTCTTCAGGGAGACCATGTTCGACCCCGAGACAATGGCCCCCGTCGTAATCCCGGTCTACTACGACCCAGTGGCTGGGCAGGAACTCGAGGACAGGTTGCTCTGGATCATGCAGTGCGTGGATAACCACGTCATTCCCGATCAGGAAGGGCGCTCGCCTGACCATTATCCCTGCAAATCATCGACCGCCTTTTACGACGTCGAATGCCCTTACCGTGAATTGTGCTGGGAGACCGTGGAGGAGGAGCCTGCAAAGCCCGCATCGGTTGGCCTTGATTTAGTTGAGCGATACGTGGAATTGCAGGATAAACGCAACAAGCTTAACTTTGAGGTGAAGGCGCTGACCGAGGAGATGCAGGAGATCGAGGAAAGGCTAAACGCAATCTTTGAGCAGGAGAAGGCCGATAAACTTGCCTTCGGGCAGTGGGAAATAAAGAGGACGCTTGTACCAGGCGGGAAGGTCGAGTATGAGAGAAAAGACTACGTCCGCTGGTACATTAAGAGGAGGAAGGATTGAAATGGTATCTAAGGCAGAGTTATGGAAATTATATAACGAGGATCTATATGTGGTCATTAATCCAGAAGATATTGCCGAGAAACCATTGCCCAATTCTGAAGAAATATCGGATGTATATCAATATTGGGATGGTTCAGAATTGCGGGAGATTTGGGCCAAAAAAGATGTCCAGTACCGAATATCTATAACAGTAGACGTAAAGTCCGTTGAAGATTTGGACAGATGGAATTGGAATTTTGGATGGTGTTATCGTTATTGTTTCAATCACGGCCGTCTTTACAAAATCATGTCTATTAATGACGAGCCCGTTGATGATAAATATTTAGTTTTAGAATTTGGAGAATGGGAAGGAGCTTTAAATTGGGGGGAAATCGTTGAAGAGGGAGATTTAGACAAAATACGTAATTGGGATAAAGAAACAGCAAATAAGGAGGGATAAGTAATGGAAGAGCGCAAGGAACTGGCGGTTAGGGGGACACAATCTTATATAGAGGATATCGACATCGCTCAGGTAAAAAGCACAATGGACAAGATCAAGCAATTTCAACACGTCGTCATGTCCACCCTCGAAGAAGGACAGGATTATGGCCGGATTGCTGGGATAAACAAGCCAATCCTGTTTAAGTCGGGAGCCGAGAAGCTGATGATGCTTATGGGCCTTCGCACTGAATTCGACATCATCGACTCCACAAGGGACTTCCAAAACGGCTTCTTTCAGTATCAGGTCAAATGCCGGGTACTGCGAGGCGACACGGTTATCACCGAGGGCCTCGGATCATGCAACACAAAAGAGGCCCGCTACGCAAGGCGGTGGATGTCGGAAAGGGGATTACCCGAGGGACTTGACAAAAACATGTTGCCTAAGCGGGAGAAGGAGGGCAAGTACGGGAGATATGTCGAATACCTTGTCCCTAACGACGATCCCTATACGCTCGACAATACCGTTTTAAAGATGGCCAAAAAACGTGCCCTCGTCGACGCAGCCCTTCATGTGGGAAGCTTATCTAGCATCGTTACGCAGGACTTGGAGGACTTTGTCGACGAGCCAGAACCTCAGCCCGTCGCACATAGTGAGCCCGTCAGGCGGCAAAGACAGGAACCAAGGCAGGATAGGCAGGAAGGCGATGACAGGGTTACGCCAGCCCAGTTGAAGATGCTTCATGTGATGATGGACAAGCTCGGCTTTGATGCCGATACGGCCAGAACCATCGCTAAGCAAATGTTCGGGAAGGAGTCGAGCAAGGACCTCACAAAGAACGAGGCAAGCCAGCTGATCGACCGCCTCAAGAAGATGGAGGCAGGAGAGGAACCGTTGCCGTGGGAGTTCAAGGGCGAAATAGGAGAAGAGGAAGGATAAAGACGACAAGGGGGCTAGTAGCCCCCTTGAAAGGAGGCACAAACATGAGCATTTGCGAGAACTGCAAGCACCTTAAAAGGGAATATTCGATAGTCGAGAGGAAGGTATGCGGGAAGACAGGGAAGGTGCTTGTCAAACTAAGGAAGAGCTGCAAGAAATTCGAACCAGAAGAAAAGGGGAGGGATTAATATGTTACTGTGCAAGAAATGCGAGTACTGCCGAATAGCCAGCGAGAGCGGTTACGGCTACTGTTTTGTTCCGCTGCCGTACTGGGTGAATGTGGACAGGAGCGTTGCGGTGGTTGTGGGCGTAGAGGAGGACGACCTCAAGAGGACTTGCCATTGTTTCAGAGAGAAGCAGGGGCGATAGATATGGCAAAGAAAAAGATAAACACTAACAGAGTTATTCCTAAATTTGCAGACGAGGCATTGAGGCTTGCTAAGGGAGGCAGAAAGGCAGCATATTCGCAATACATCATTCTTATGTACAGAGCAACCGGCAGGCCCGTGCCAGGTTGCGACAACAAAGAACTGCAGGCCTATTACGATGAGACAGGAGGGGATGGGGATGAAATACAGGGAGACTGAGGGCAAGACAAAGAGGTATAACCAGCTCGAACCATTAGTGGCCGAGAATGTCGCAGCAGAAATGTTGGGCATATCGCTTGAGGAGCTGAAGGCATTCGTTGATGCCTGCGGGATAGAAACTAAACTGGTTGGCGGGAAGAAGTTTATCCGCAGGTGCGACCTGGATCGAGGCGATGGCCATGGGCAGGAAGAAACGGCCGGGACGCCCTAGGCGGGGCACGCCCGTCGTGCCCTTCTACTGCAGGCTTGACGTGGGCCTGTATGTAGCCGTAGATACATGCGCAAGGGAATGGGGGATAAGCAAATGTGCCCTTGTGAATAATGCCCTTGCCGTGTACTTCGAGAATATGGGCATAGACGTGCCCAAGGCAAGCGGGATAGACTGAGGACATAAAATTAGGGGGCGGTTATCCCGCCCCCATAGAGGAGGGATCAGAATGTCCAATGGGGCTGATCCAATTATATGGTAATGCTAAGCAAAGACAATGTCAAGTAAAAAAGATATAATAATGCAGGAGGCGATTAAAATGCAGGGGCGTGATACGGTAGAGTTAGTTTTTGACGGCATCATAATCCCAGACAGTTGGTATAAGTATATCAAATTTAAATCAGGCAAGCCAGACATGAATGCCATTATTTTGCTTGCCGAGGTTGTAGCCGTTTATACTCCCATAAGGGAAAGAAACAGGATAGCAGGCAAGGTGATATACAGAAAAAAATTTGAAGGCGACAAGTGGCAGGTATCTTATCAGAAATTGGCCGACAAATTCGGACTTACCAAGAGGCAAACAATTGATGCATTGAAAAGGCTGAGAGATGCCGGGCTTATCACTATTGAGTTCAGAACGGAGGTAACCGATATAGGGTGCATGTGCCCTAACGTAATGTATGTTGAGCCAGTGCCTGAAGCAATTGACGCAATCACGAGGGGGTGAAGAGAATGCTTGAGTTAAATGGGGACGGGATGGTCGATATTGTGCAGATAATCGCGAATGATAAGAAGATTATCCCTTATAGGCCAGAGCTTAATGTATTGACGGGCGGGAATGTGGTGGCCACAATACTATTACAACAGGTCATTTATTGGTGGTACAAGAACGGACGGGAAAGATTTTATAAATTCAGAACCAAACCAGAAAAGCCCAACAAGCTATACAAGGAAGGCGACAGCTGGTGTGAGGAGCTTGGGATATCGGGGAAAGTATTTGATACTGCCCTTAGAACTATAGGATTTAAGATGGGGAAAAAGCGCAACACGATTAAAAAAGACGAGGCTTACGTATGGTATTACACGGATAGGGGCAGAATCACATGGTATATTTTAAACGAGGAATTACTCTATAAAGCCCTAAAAGGAATTTATCCTGTAATTCCCAAAAAGGAAATTACCGATATAATTCCTGCAAAGGAAATTATAAAAGTACCAGAGATTACTACAGAGAATACTACAGAGACTCTATATAGCTCATCTTTCGATGAGCGAGAGACTGGAAATCATCTTCCCTCTAAAAGCAAAGAAAATAATACAGGCATATACAAAGATACTAAGGCTTCTAGAGATAAAGAGCCTAAAGAGCAATACAAAAAACTACTAGAAAAATACTTCGAACGCTACTGGTCGGCCGAACCCCGCAAGGTGGATAAAGACAGGGCCCGCCGTGCGTGGGTGGCCAAGTTCGGCAAGTTCAAGGAGTTCCCCGTGGCCAACTTCGATGCCCACATGAACGCCCGCATCGCCGAGGCCGAGATGAAGAAGGCCGAGCACGGCAACCTTCGCTTCCTCAAGCATCCTGCCACGTGGATCAACGCCACGGACTTCACCTCACCCCCCTCGATCGAGGAGCTTGAGGCCCTAGGGTTGGTCGAGGAGACCATCCGATGGGAGCGTGCCGACGATGACGAGCAATCCTGATGCCGAACGTGCCCTGATAGGTGCATGCCTTATCGGCGACGGGCTTCTTGATGCGGCCGTCAAGAACATGCACCCGTCCGAGTTCTACGACACGAGGACACGCAGGGCATTCGAGATAATTCAATCCCTTTACGGCACGGGCCGTGCATGCGATCCCGTCGTGATCATCGACGAGTCGGCCAGGGACGGCGGGATTAGGCTAACACAAAACGACATCGCTTCGTTCATCGACGCCTGTAGTTCCGCCACAAACCTACCCCGCTACATGTCCATGGTAAAGGAGGCAGCCATCCGCCGCATGATCGCCGATACGGGCAGCAGGCTGGTCGCCATGGCCAAAGACCTGTCCGTGCCCGTGGCAGAAATCCTTGATCAAGCCCGAACATACATAGACGACGCCTCGCTTTACAGGTCAGGCACTGAAGGGCGCTTGTCTCGATATTTTGAGTCCGACGAGGCCGAGATGCGCAGGTGGGCCGACGGTGCTCCCACATACAGGCTCGGCATAGACGAGATAGACGCCTGCTACCACGGAGGCATCCTCCCTGGCCAGATCTACTACATCGTCGGCTCGCAGGGCAGCATGAAGACGGCGCTGCTTCTTCATTCCATCAGGGACTTCATCCGCCGTAACAAGAAAAAAGTATTGTTCTTTTCCCTCGACATGTCGGGCGAGGAGATCAAAGACCGTCTCATGGCGGCCAAGGCAATGATCTCCTCTCAGCGGGCAAGGATGCTCTTCTTAGAAGACAGGCCCACATACGAGAAGCTGAAGGCCGAAATCCGAGAGGAATACGAACCGCTGCTTAAGATATACGACAGCACCCGCACCCCTCCCGAGATGCGCAAGGCCATAGCTGCCGAACGTCCGTCGCTCGTGGCCGTGGACTTCATCACCGCCGTGGAGGTCGATACCAAGCGGGACAGCCCAGATTACGTGAAGCTCAGCCGAATGGAGGAGCACTTGAGGCGGTGGAAGAACGAGTTCCCCGACGTAACTTGGATGATCTTAAACCAGATGAGCGAGGTATCTAAACTGCTTCAGAGCAAGGGAGACGTAGGGCTTGGCCGAGGCAGAGGAGGAGGAGCCATCACCAACATAGCCCACGTAGGCATCGAGCTTTTTATGGATAAGGGAGCGGGCTCTTCTTTCGGCGGCACAACTCAGCCTTGGCTTGTGGCTGCCATTTTCAAAAACAGGCTTGGCGTAGCGGGCAAGTATTTCAGGATATTCTACGACGGCCCGTCCATGACCTTCAGCGGGCATGCCGAGAAGGTGAACCCGATCAAGGAGAAAAAGCCCGTCTTCAGCATGGCCGACAGGGACGAGAGGGACGAGGTAGTGAGCATCCTTCATGGAGACTGGGAATGGCAGAAGGGGGTAGACTGATGCCGTACAGGAGAGAGCCAGACCCAGAACGCATTCATCCGACTATAGGCAAGGTGGCACTGGACCATGCACAGGGAGATATCGATGAGGGCTTTCGGGAATACATCATGATCGCAAGCAAAATAATAGGCAAAGTGCCGATCGTCGACTTCAAAGACTGGGAGGCATTCTGCGAAATGCAAAACGGAGGGGAGAAATATGAATTTTAACCACGTAGATGCGTCCAGAATGGCCTACAACATATCAAACTTTTCCGAGAGGATTAATTATACCACCCCCCAAAAGTTAGGGGCATTCTGGGGCATTCTGGAAGGGGGTACTAAAAGGGGAGATATTATTTCGGGATATTCTGGCGGGGAGGAGGAGAAAACGGGAGGAGAATATGTCAATTTTTGGCCGTATTTGACGCCAGGATGGCCTGGAACGGGCCAAACTTTTTTGAGAGGTATAAAAATACTTTTAGATAAAATTAGATGCCTTACAGGGCATTCTGGGAGGAGGTGAGAATATGCCAAAGGGGTACGAGAAGATGCGGGACGAGTTTATCAAACAGGGGATGAGCGAGAAGGCTGCCAAGGCGAAGGCGGCGAGGATATGGAACGCCGCTCATCCGAATAACCAGGTAACTAGGAAACATAAGGGAGGCAAGAAAAAATGAACACTTGCGGGAATTGCAGACACTGGTCGGGGCGCTTAAGTACGGCTTATATGGGTCTTTGCATATTTGATGCCATGGGAACACCTGAATGGACGCCGAGCAAACTGGGTGATCCCAAGCTCACGACTGCCTTTGACAGCCCAGCATGCGAAAATTGGGCAAGGGATACGGAAAGGGATATGCTTACGGTTGTGGATTGCGATGACGTGCCTATGAAGTATGGGATTTGTGATGACGGCAATTGTGTTAATTGCAAATGTTGGTCGGGATGCCGAGGCGATGCCCTGCTAACCTACGAGATGTTTCAGCTATTGAGATTGGCGGTAAAAATAACAACAGAAACCTAAAGGAGGGATAGAAAATGAACCAGAAAAGATTTAAGTTTATTCTTGTAATAACCATCCTCGCCCTGTGTGCCATATTCCTGTCGGCCCGTGCATGGTCGTTCGACAGGGAGACCAGCTACGTCATGGAGATGTACGACAACCTAACCCAGCTCGGCAACACCATCGACGTGTTCAACTCCCTGCTTGTTAGTCAGGAATACGACGACCTGTGGTGCCAGCGGATGGGAGCGGTAATGTATTTGTTTGAGGACATATCGGGCAGGGCACGCAACATCAACCCGCCCAAGGCATTTGCACGATCCCATGCCTGCTACATACGTGCCATGGATGAGCTCGACGCATTCAGGCTCAACTTCGTTGCAGGCTTTGACGCAAAAGACAGAGACTTAATCATGCAGGCACGTGATCATTGGGACAAGATGTACGACTTCCTTAAGCTTTACAGCGAGACTCTGGCGGAGGAGATAAGGAAATGAAGGATACCTATACAAGGCAGGCCACGCTCGATGCCTTAGTCGAGGACATAAATCAGTCGGTCGGGCTTGACAGCAGGTACGAGTTCCGCTTTCACCCTACCCGCAAATGGCGCTTTGACGTGGCATGGCCGAAAGTGAAAGTGGCCCTTGAGGTGGAGGGAGGAGCGTGGCAGTACGGGAGGCACAACAGGGCTGCGTCGTTTTTGAAGGACATGGAGAAATACAACGAGGCTGCAGCCATGGGATGGGTGGTGCTGCGGTGTCCGTGGGAATGGGTGGAGGAGGGGCAAATAAAGAAGCAGCTGGTAGAGGCGATAAGGGGGAGGAAGATGAAGACCTGCGGAGACTGCGTGCATTATGGGATGTCGGAGATATTCGTGAACGTGGCCAAATGCAAGCTGAAGGACAAGACCACGTTAGCGAACAAGAAGGCGTGCTCAAAATTTAAGGGGCAGTCGGCGGAATGTCCCACCCTGCCCCTCGAGGAGGAGTGAACCTGCGGGGCTACCAAGCCCCGCCCCCTACCCCTTCTTCTCCCACGGCCAGGATCCCTTTTTCTTCTTGAAGACGAAACTTAAGAATCCCACGATTACCAGCACCCCGCCAATTGCCTTAAGCAACTGCGCCCACCACGGCCCTACGAATATCATCCTCTCGCCTCCTTTCAGTTTACGGCAGCGCCTACGAGCGCCCCTAGCAGGAACGCAACGCCTGCCGTCTTGTATTTACTTGCCCGTTCCGATGCCAATTCGGCATTCATGCTCTGCTCGAGTTTCTGCCATTCAAGCCGTTCCTGCTCGTATTTATCGATCAATGAAGCCATATTAGCCATATAGCTGTCCGTGGCCTCCCGTTCAAGCTGCAGGCCATCTTTGAGTGCCTTATTCTCGGCCTCAAGCTGGGCAATATAACGATATAAGTCAATGGCGTCCTGCACATCCATCACAATTTTGTTGTCCTTGGCCTCCACTTTGGCCTCCACGGATGCGGTCAAGCACGTCGTTAAGAGCGTCGGCAACAGCAGCAGGATTATCAGGCACTTCAACATTCTTCGCATGCTCCACCTCCTCGTCGGTCTGTTTTCGGGCGTCTTCAATTTTCTTTTGCGCCTCCTCAAGCTTCTTCTTTTCCTCCTCCACTTGCCTGCGGGCTTTATCTAGCGCCTCTTTTATTTCTTCGGGCGTTATTTTACGCTTCTTCTTCGATGCAAAGAAGATACCCGCAATTACGGCAAAGGCCCAACCTATCCACGCAAGCGCCTTTTTAATCTTTGCCCACATCTTTGCCGTCCCCCTTCTTTCTCACGGCCTCATAGGAGCTTGAGGCAAAATAGGCACCTATGGTGATTGACAAGGTATAGGTGAGCAGGTCTTTTACGGACAGAGGGAGGTCATAATCGGAAAACACGCAGAACAAGACCACGATAGTAAGGAGTATCATTGCCCATATGGCCAGCACCTTTCGCAGAGGCATCTTCCTTATCCTGTCGTTCATTTTACGAACGCCCCCACAATGGCCCCGAGCGTGCCAGCTATCCCCCCGATGACCAAGTACGTCTTCCAGCCACCCTGCAGGATGCCAACCTCCTTCCCCAGCGACCCAAGCTCCGATATCAGGTGATGTATCTGGTCGTCGTGAGAGCTTAGTTTTTTGCACGAATCGGCCATTTGAGTCTCGATCACGCTGAGACGGTTATTGATGTCTTTTAGCTCCTTGTAGATGTCCCGCAGAGCGTCCTCCAGCCTGTAATTGTCCGACATTATAAAGCTGCTTCCCATTTGTCAACCTCCTATCGCTTGGTAATTCTTTCTTATGCGATTGAGCCAGCCATGGATGAACGTTCGTTGGGATGCGTCCTTGGCGATGATCGAGTTGTAAAGCTCTACACGTTCGAGCAGAAAGACGTGACATATCAGTTCGACGGGGAATGTGCAGTCTGACTTGTACCTGCCAAGATATGAGGCAAGGGCATTGAGCGTGAGAGGGCCTATAGCACCGTCTACGTCCACCGCATTAGTGCCGAGACAACGATTGATGCTCCTTTGCAGGAGCTTACCCGCTCCGCCTGCGCCGTGGTTTACGGCAGCATCGAAGACAAGGTAGTCGAGGGGGAAGGGGAGTGAGTCGCATTTGCAGACATTCCAGTAGTTGGCTTTGTAGATGGTCTTGGCTTCGTCGACGGTGAGCTTGGCGATGTCGTTGTGGCCGGCAAGCCCCGCCCTGTAAGCTGTGTTGAGCGTACTTTCGGTGATGCCATAGTTAGTCCTACCTCCCTTATCGGCAGGGTTGTCGGAATAACCGCCTTCGATGTTAAGCACAAGCTTAAAGCATTCATCAAACCTGCTCAAGATTTGGGATAGCCTCCTTCCTGCCTGGCAAATATCAGATCATTCAATGAGATTTCATGTTCCCGCCCCCTCAAATAAAAATAAGCCCTGTTCAGGCTATGCGTCCGCAATCATGACGCACTTCCGAGTATAGCATCACGTTCCTCTTGAGTAAGCATACCTTTTTGATACGCTAATTCCACTTCCGCGGCTGTTCGTAAACCTTTTTGATAAAGGTAATTCCAAATACGATAATTGAAAGACATATTAAACACCTCCTAGTTGTAAATCGGTGACAGCAACCGCTAGGCAATCGATTAGTTCTTGCTGTTCGGCTAGTTTGAGTTGGGCCTCAGTAAGTGCTAAGGCCAACTCGTCTGTGGTTGGCGGGGTTGGCTGTGGTGTAACAGGTTCGTCTTGTGGCGCAGTAAAGTTCACGCCGTCATAATCCCAACCCTCTTGTACTTCGGGCCTATTTGTTATATCTACAAAAACTATATCTGGTGCAAACCGTTGATATAGTTGTTCTAATGTTTCGTCGGTCTCAAAAACCCAATGGGCCTTATCATATAGAATTTGTGCGTATCTATACATATCTATCCTCCTTTACCATTCAATTAGAACGAAGCCGGGAGCGCCATTGCCGCCTTTGCTGCTGATGCTGCCTCCACTTCCACCAGACCCATACCCTATCCCGTAGCCCCACCCAAAATACGAATCTGAGCCCCTACCAGGAAGCCCCCCAGGAGCAGTGCCCGGAGTTCCATTTGTGCCATCTGAGCTGTGCGTTGCTCCGCCTCCTCCACCTCCTCCAGTAGCTGAAAGTAAGCTGCCGAACGAAGAAGTGCCACCAGCTTGCCCGGGTTGTCCATTTACTGTTGTACTACCTGCACCACCTGCACCGCCCGCCCCTACTGTAATTGTATAAGTTGCACCGGGGGTAACAGTAACCGGTTTTTTAAAGTAAGCCCCTGCACCACCACCCGGACCTCCTTTGCGGTTGCTGCCGCCTCCTCCTCCGCCGCCGCCGCCGCCGCACATTGAAACATACACTTTTGTGACTCCAGCAGGGACGGTGAACGTGCCGGAGGATGTGAAGATTTTGCCACCGCCGATTTCGGATGCATGTAGGCCATCGATAAGGTCTGCATCCAGACCAGAACCAGCACCGTCAACGGCCTTAACCTTCTCAAGAATATTATCGCTTAATGTAGTTACCACATTGTTCAGAACTGAAATTTCACCATTGATGGCATCTATTGTTGGGGAGTTAATCTCGTTGGCATATATCTTACCCCACTTTTTGCCCTCTCTTCCCAATCCCCCCTCTCCGTCCTCCCTCGGTACTATATATCTCGTCGCCATTCGGCATTCCTCCTATCGCCTCTTCATTTTCTCGTGCAACGGTTTTATCTTCTTCTGCGACAGCGGCACAGGTCCCTTTTTTGCCCACTTTTCGCCAAGCAGAAGCGTGATGTCGTTCTGTTTCACCGCGTCTACGACCCTCTTGGGCCCAGTATACGGATATCCCAGGCACAAACACCACGCCTGATAGACCAGCGCAGGATCCGACATGGCCCCTGGTATCCCGTCCTGCCATGCCTTCATCGCCACCCTGCCGACGGCCGACACGGCCAGCGTGAGCGGGTCGCTGTTGGCTCTAAACCCTTCCCTCATGCCACTCAAAGCCTTGCCTGCCAGCGGGATTGAATCCACGGCCTGCGATACGAACCCGTCCAGGATATTCTGCGGGCCTTCGGGCATCTTCCCGTCCTCGATGGAATTGATAATGAGTCCGCTTAAGGCCAAGCTTGCCACCGTGGCCAGAGCCTGCGGTATCTCGCCCCGCTTGAAGTATCCATAGAGGTCATGCGTGGTCATGTTCCATATGTTGTTGAGTTGATTAGTGAAGATCATGAACATATTCAACATCTCGTTTTGCGTGTAGATCATCGGCAATTCCTTGGCATACGATGCCTCCTGTGTGTTCAGCATCACCCTGTCGGCCCTCATGGCTGCTGCCTCGTCCGACCAGCCTAAATCCTTGTATTTGTTGTATACGGCCGTCCAACCTGCCGTTACGACGATCGAGTCGAACGCCTTTATCCCAGCCATTAGTGGCATGGCCAATTCCTTGCCGAACTGCCTTGCAAAGTTGTACTGCTTCCCGCCCTTCTCTATCTCAGATAAGACCTGTTCCATCTCCCTGTTCTTCGCATAATGGGAGTGGTCAAGCACGAACTTCCTCGTCGTCTTCCAGTCGGTCGCCACGTCAAGCAACCCCGCAAACGTGCGCTCCCAGCCAGCCTCGTTGGCCACAAAGAAGGCCGAGGCAAGCTGCTTCATGAACGTGGATATGTTGCCCGCAAGCCATGCTATCGTTGCATTCTCCTTGAAAAACCTTATCGCTGCGTCAAATGCGCTGTTGGCCTTGTATCCCGACGGATCGGCAATCCGCTTCTGCCAGTCCTGCAGCGCCCTCACTACGTCGTCGCCGAACGTGCGCCTTACTTCCTCGATGAGCGGGCTTTTACTGCCGAGCATGTATGCCGTCTGCCTGGCAAACTCGCCGTAGCTCATGAAATACGTGGTCTCGTATAGGTAGGACAGGTAGTTGCTGACCAGCCCTAACCGCAGCCTGGGCAATTCCTGTGCCCCGAGTGCCGTACGCTCCTTGGTGAACGTGTGCCCGACGTATCGCCTCGTGTACCTGCGTTCCCTTGCCTCATCGACAAGCCCTCTGTAAACGTCGTCGAATATGTCGCCAGTGTAATTCGGCCTTTCCCTGTATATGCGGACGTAGTTTCCCTCTTCAGGCAAGATGTAGTCAAAATGGGCAAGCATGTAGTCCCTGAGCTTGGGGTATATCTCCTTGTATGACTCTTTCACATAATCGAGCAGCTTAAGCTCTTTAGGCGTGAGCGACTGCCTTATCCGTGCGATGTCGTTTTCGGTGAGGCCATATTCCAGCTCCACGCTGTACCTGCCCGTAGGGTTGTCCCACAGGGCAACGATGTTGAGCATCTGGTCAAGCGTAACGGTCTTGGGTGCGCCCGTCTCGGAGGCGATGTAAAATCTCGTGAACGGCTTGGACAAGTCGGTGAACTTCATGCCGATGTCCTCCATGAACTTGTGGAATGCCTCACGCTTTGGCGAATACATCTCAAACCGCATCTTCTCGGCTCTGTCTGCCCCGCCCATGAAGGTCTGATGAATCTTGCCCATGTAATTCTTGAACCCGTCCAGCAAATCGAACACCCTCGACGGCCTGCCGAACCACGCCTCCTCCCTGCCGACCATCTTTTTGACCCACGACGGCGCTTCGTCCATGCCGAAGGCGTTCTCCTTCACCCGCAGCTCCTCTATCTCATTGCCGTTTTCTTTGATGTACAGCTCCTTGGCCTTGCGTGCCTTGGCCTCGGCCTGCAGCTTTCTTTTCTCCCCGTAAAGCCTGCGCATCTCGTCGGCAAGCTCTGCTGCTGCCTGTGTTCGTGCCTGCATCTGTGCCTCGACAAGCGCCTTCTTTCTTGCCATGCCGTCTTCACGTATTTTTAGCGCTGCCTCGTATACGGCCAATAAGTCTTTCACCTTCGGATTAAACGGCTCTTCCTTCATGATTGTACGCCATTCCTCGGGCAATAACGTAGGCTCGATCTTGCCCGCCACGGCATCGGCAACTCTGCTTCTGTCTGGCTCTGGTATGCGCTCTATATCGGATTGAGGCATGCGCAGGCTCTCAAGCAGCCTTTCTACCTCAACCCTGCTTGTCGCAATCATGCGCTCGTCCGTTGGCATATCGACTAAATCGTCTATTATGGCCTCTAGCACGTCGTTAAGGCGCTTGGCTGCCTCTGCTGGCAGGCCCAAGGTCTTGGACGCCATCTTCTTTACGGTAAGCAAATCTGCATCGCCTACGGCGGCGGCTATATTTTTAAGCATCTCGGGAGTCTTTTTGATGTCGTCGATCGACGGTATCTTTGCCATCTCTGCAAGCCTTGCCCTAAGTGCAGGATATTCCTTTACCGCCTCTTGAGACGGGATCTCTCCTCTTGCCATGGCTTCCCTGACAAGGTTGTAGTGCAGGTTTTTCACGACTGGGTCGGCTTCTGTCTGCTCGCCTGCAAGTATTTTAAGCGCTTCGTCCCTGCCGATTGCTGGCACATTTTTAAGCCTGTCAAGCAGGTCGAATTCGTCCTTCACGGGTACGCCAGTCCTGTTAAGCTCTTCGACTATCCTTGCAAGCTCCGTCCCGCCTTTGTCCTTTACGGCATTTTGTTCCAGGCTTTTTATCTCGGTTGCAGCATAATCGCCAAGCTTGGCTGCAAGCTCTTTGGCATTAATCCCGCCTTCGTTGGCTATGACTGAAAGCGTCCTGTAATATTGCAGCGCCTCTTCTGCCAGCGCCTTGGCTGCCTGCACGTCGCCTGCGCCAGTTCGGGCTTCTGCAAGTCTGCGTTCAAACTCATCTCTCGGCATATGCCACGGCTTATCCTTGTCGGTCTTATAGACCCTCTGTGCCTCGTCCAAGGCAAGCTTGGCCAACTCTCTTGCCTGCTCAGAGGTCTTAAAGTAGACGTCCTCTATCGTGCCGTTAGTTAGCCCGAACACTTTCTGCTCGTTTTCCCTTATCACGTCCTGTGTCTGCATTACTTTATTAAACTCTGCAATGTTGTTTTTAAGTATCTTCCTTGCCTGATCCTGCGGGATATCGAGCATGTTGGACAGTATCTTTGCGTTGGCGTTTAAAACTATGTCCTCTGGTTTCCCTCTCGTGTTCCATGCCATGCCCACGTCCATGACAAGCTGAGGCAAGGCCTCCTGTGCGAACTCCTTGCTCAAGCCGTGCCGCCTATAGAGGCCGTAATAATAGGGAGACGTGAGGAATATATTGAGCATGGCGTCCCTGAAGACGGCATTGTATCCCGTGGCCCCTGTAGCCTCTGCCACATATGGAGTTAGGTTGTTAAAGACCCTGTAAAGCCCCGCCATGGCCCTGGTGGTTAAATCGCCAGGCGTGGTGAGGAATGCATGAAGACCGGTTAATTTAGCCCGCCTTGCTATCTCAAGTAACGGATTTGCCGTGCTTGTGTATCCTCCCAGGTAAAGCGACCGCAGTGCAGGGTTTCTTGCCTGATCCGCCACGACCGACAGCAGATCTTTGCCAGCCAGCGGGTGCGATCCGACTATTCGCTGTAATGTGGGCACTATTGCATTTTTTTCTGCCATCACATGTGGTGCCCTTGCCATTCCGCCGAACATCATGTAAGAGGCCATAATGCCCATGAAGTCCATGGCATAGGTGGACAGGTCATTGGCAAGTCCCCACAGGAAGCCCATGTCCCTGTATGCCTTGCGCCTTGCCTGCTCCACGGCCCCAACATATCTGCCTGTCGTCGTGCTTTCTGGAGACGAAAAATACTGCAGCTGCCTTTTTATCCAGTCGTCAAGCATTGTGCCGTCCGGCACGATCCAGTCGGCCACCCTGTACGACAGCTGGCTCCACGCAAATGCTGGCTTTACCACGGCCTCGTGGGTAAACTTGGCTGCTGGGTAAAGCAGCTGGTTGGCGAACGAAAAGGGATCGACTGCCGTATATGGAGACTTTGTCTGCCTTATTACGCCGAACAGCGACTGGAACGTGTCCGTGTCGTCTTTGGCGGGGGTGAGGTCTATGTTGAAAAGGTCGGCGTATGCCTTCCTTGCCTTCTCCTGCGTGAATGACCGAACGTCATAGCTCACCTCTGGAGTGGTGCCAAAGAATTTGCGGATGTCGTCCTCGCTCCAGCCAGTGAACCGCTTCTGTTCGGCAAAGGACGTGAAAAATCTCTCTATAGCAAGGTCGTCCCAACCTGCCCTGCGTAATCCGCCTATTATCTCCGCTGCGTTCGGATACTTGCGTTCAAGCTGAATGTCCATGGCTATCTCCACAGCCCCATGGGTCGGGACTCGATCTCCTTCTGCTTCTTGTATATGATGTCTCTGACATCTTGGGGGAGTGCCTGATAGTTAGGAAGTAGCGGGAGTGCATATCCTTCTGGCGGCTCCTCTCCAATCTCTATTGCGCTAAAGTATTTGACCACGTCGTTATACCAGTTAATAACCTGCTGTTTGTTTTTATCTGGCCCGAATACCTTTTCGGTTGCCGACAGCTTCCAGTCTGGGAGAGAAAGCAGCATCTTTCTTGCCTCCGACGCCATCGTCTTGGGATCATAGTTGCTTAACCTAGCAACGTCATCAAATCTGGCAAGCTGTGTATAAACGGCTGGTTTATCAATTAGGAACTCATCGGCCTTTATATTTAGCGCATACTGCAAACTGTCCCTTATGGTATTGTACGTGTTGAGCACGGCTTTGTCCTTAGCCTTGGACTGGAACTTCATCGTGTTGATCAGTGCCGTTCGCTGGAACGGAGTGATCCAGTCGTAGGCATCGGCTGCGTTCAAGTCCTGCGCTATCTCAAAGAATTCTCTCTCGGTAGTGGCCGTGTTGATGCGCCTCAAGAAATCGTTGTAAAGCTGTGCATTCTGCGATGCGGGTATCTGAAGCTTCATCATCTGCTTTTCGTATGAACTGAGGCCGTCCGTGTATGCCTTTATCTCCGCATTCCGCTTGGCCTCAAACATATCTATTCTTGCTAGGCCCTCGGGCAACGTGTACACACCCGAATCGACCAGCTGCTTGATGTAATTCTTGTCGGGATACGCACCTGGCTTGAGCCATATATCAAAGAGCTTCTTGTCGGCCTCTTCCTGTAACAGCGCCTTCTGCTCGGCCTCAAGCCTCTTGCGTTCGTTAAGTTCGCTTTTGACGAGATTTCGCATGGTATATAAGTCCATCTCTGTGAGCATGCTCTTTATCTCGTCTGGAGGCACCCAATCCTCTGGCGTCTGTATCTTGCCTGCTGCAAGCTGATCCTGTATCGATCGCATTGCCACACTGGTCTTTATCTCGTCCTCCCCCGATATCTTAAGCTTTGCCAATGTCTCCTGCGGAATTAGCCCTGACTGTTCGGCAATGCCAATAGCCGTGTTGAGCTGGCCGAAATCTCCTGCCCTCACGGCTGCCTCTATGTTTTCTATCATCTTGCCTGCCGTGTAGTCGGCCTCCTTCTGGAGGCTCAACTGTATCACCCTAGCACGCTGGTTTTCCACGTACAGAGGCCAGAACTCCTGCGTGAACTTGCGGTAGGCATCGTTCGACGTGAACGTTGCCGATACGGCGTCAAGCACCTCCTTCTGCTTCTCGAGGAACTTTGACTCGTAGTTCTGGAAGTCCTGAGGGTTGCGCTGCAACTCTGCCATGAAGTCGGTGAGCATGGCATCTGCCGTGGCCTTGGCCGATACCATCTCCGCAGCGCTCCGCTGCTCGTGAAGCTGCTGTGCCATTTCGCCGAGCTGCTGGCCAAGCTGTGCCATGCCAGTGGCCCTCACCTGATACATCTTGCCGAGGTCGTCGTAGGTGAATGGCTGTCTGGGTACCGGGCTTACCTGCGGTATGGATTGCGTCCTCTCGTATCTCTTTATCTGAGCCATGTCATCACCCTGGATAATCCGTTATTCTTATGCTTTCTGGTTCTGGGATCGTACCTATTCCCTTTGGGAGCGTCATTGTCCCCAACGAAATCATACCTGACGATCCTAATGGTTGCCTTTGTAACGGACCGTAGGTGTTCCACAGGTTGTAAATGCTTAATCCCGATGAGAGTAGTGATGTCCTCGTCAGCGTACCTGCCGTGGCTGCGCCTGCTGAAAGCACATAGGCTGCCTTCTGCCTGTACATATCGGCAGTGGCAAGGGCTTTGTACGCTTGCAATTCCCCGCCGTACCGCACGGCCAGTATATCCTTCTGACCTTGTATCAGCGTTTCGGATATCACCTCGAAGGGGGACCCAGTCATTCTCACGCCTCTGGCTGCGTAGGCTGCCTTCTGTGCGCCCATCGTGCTTCGTATCTGCTCCCGCAGTATCCCTTCGTCCCATTGGGCCTTCTGGCGGGCCATCTGCGCTTCCGCCTCGTAGTAATAGGCATTCTGGCGCAGCATCTGAGCCTCGGCCGCCGACTGCTGCTTTATTGCCTGCGCCTGTGCCCTAGCTGCCTGATAGTTCATGGCCACGCCCACGGTGCCCATTACGAACGGCGTAAGCGCTCCGCTCATCTTCTCATCCCCTCCGCACTATGCTCATGATGAGGAAGTCCTTACCGTAGACCAGTTTCCTTGCGATGCCTTCTTCCTCGAACCCCAAAAACCTGGCCCACTTTATGTTTCTACCCTCCTCGGGCAACACTATCGCCTGCAGTCTGTCAAGGCCGTATTCGTCGAACCCGTGCGATATCATTCGCTTTACCGCCCTCGATACGGCAACGCCATGCTCTTTTATGAGAGGCGAAAACACGGCCCACGCCTGCCCAACGCCCTGCCACAGCATTGTCATTCCGACACACCCTATCACTCTGCCGTCGTCGGTGATTAGCGTCCAGCACGGCCCCGCTTTGGCCACGGCCTCCATCTCGTCAGCCTGCCCGAATAAGATATCGGTAAGCTTCGGCTCCGAGTAAATCTCCTCTATCTCTCTGTAGTGCTCTGGCTTGAAGTCAATTATCCTCATTCTATCTCCATCTCCGCTATCAGCATTGTAAGCGTTAACGGCAACGGCTCGTCCTGAGTGATGTAGAGGTACTGGTCTGCACTGAAGCCCGACGGAAGCACGATGGTCTTGTCGCCAGTGTAAAGCTCTGGATAAACTCCGCCGTATACTCCTGCCGTGTCCCTGAACGACAATGTCTCAAATCTCACGCCGTCGGACGATGCCTTGATGGATATTGTCTTATAAAGCCTTGCGATCACCTTCGTGATCCGTTTAGTTAATCCCTGCAGCGTACCCGACTGCATCGGTATCTCAAGATTAAGTGTCTCGATTACAGGCGCATATGGCAACCCTACCCTGATATTGCCTCCCCATATGCCCTCGTCAAGCTCTATTGTGCCGTTAGATACGGTCTTGTTCGGGTGCACGAGGCCGTCGTAGACGATGTTCACTTCCTTGCCCTCGAGGTAGTCAAGCCCGCTCAAGACGTGAGCGCACGCCTGGACGATGCCACCACCCGTGTACGGCGAATAGCCAGAGGCGTCTGTGTCAAACAGCTCGAACGTATCCTCCGTGGCGTTCTGCACCTTAAACACACGCCTGTTCACTTGTGTCATGCCTTCTACGTCATATATGAGCACCATATCGCCGTTGCTGAAGCCGTGGTCTGGGGCGGTAACGACGGGGGGGTTGCCCTGCGTGATGCCGGTTATGACAGCAGTTCTGCCCGTGTATCGTGCCCAGCAGTCCATGAATGCCATGTTGGCCAGCGTTTCATCCCACGGTACGATGCGCTCAACATACCGCTTAGTCTGCCCGTTTATGATGCGCTTGGTGATAAACCATACTTCTTCGTTCAAGCACCGCACGCTTTCTATCTCGCCGTCCGTAACCTGCGGACACCACGCAAGCACCTGTTCGTCGGACAGCATGGTAACGGCAACAGCCATGCCGTTGGACAGTACTAACCATATGGTGGTGTACGGCCTTGTCTGTAAATCCATGTCGATGATCTCTGCGTCCCTAAGCAAATGTTCTGAAAGTAGGGACAAATCGACGGCCGTGTATTTGTCGTTGATGTACTGGTAGAGCATTTGACGGAGATTGTGCCCGCCATTCTGCACATATACGACAGCCCCTTCTGGTATCACTGGCTGAATTTGACTGGAGCCGATTGTGGTTTCCTTTGAGGCGTAGACGTTGGAAGGCGTTATCGGAGTTGAGGCCGAACCTGCGTTGATTATCCATTCGGCTCCTTCTGTTCCAACAACAATGCCTCCCTTGGACGTAATCCACCTGATTACGTTCACTTCATTGGAGGCAAGCTCGAAAGACACAGCCATGTCATCGTCGGCACCGCTCTCGAAATCATCATATTTGCCGATCCTTGACCCGAAGATTTTCTGCGGAGCGTGATCTACGCCTCCAAAATAAAGCCTGTCCTGATGGAATGTAATAGTATAAGGCCAACCAGGTACGATGCCGAATGCGCCTAAATACCAGTCTCTTAATGGAGTACCAAGCAACATCACGCTTTTTTTGACCTGGCATCGCACATGTTTAGCGTCGGTATAGCTGGTAATTTTTAGATACCCGCTTCTGTATTCAGGAACATATTGTGCTGACATAACAAAATTTGCATCAGAACCTGAATGAACCGATGTTTGTCTTATCCTTATTTTAGGCACGGTATAGTTGTAATCTTCGGCTCTAAGCTCTATGTCTTCCTGATCCACAATTCCAGGTGTTGCGCCTGTAAACGAGCAATATGTTTTCCATGTAGCCCCGCTGTCCACGGAATACTCTACCGCCACCGAAAATAAAGACCCCCCTGTGGTTACACGAAACTTAACCGTTATTTTCCCGTCTATGTTCGCTGGACCAAAGACAATACCGTGGTCGCTGTTTACTGACCAATGCCCGCTCATCAGTCTTGAGCCTTCCTTGAAGTAATCTATTTTTATCCATCGCCCAACGTCGTCTTCCGCAAACACGTCGTCGCTTGCCGTTACGTCAACATACTCCCCTACAAGCCCAACGGAACCGTTTACCGAGCTAAGGGTTAGTGTTGTATCAGTAGTGTTCATGTCAAGCACCGGGCCGAACTTAGTCTCGAATGGAATTAATTCCCAGCTATCATGATCGTGCCGTATCAACTGCATCGGCTGGTAGTCGGGGTGAACGATGTACAGCACGTCTGCATCCTGTGCAAACTTGAGCAACGGCAAGTCCTCTTCAAGATAAGGAGACTCTATCTCGTACGGTGCCAATTCGTCGGGATTTTCGGGATCTGGAGTATATATTATCTGCCCACCGTTCATGTAAAACCGAATATACTGGTCGCCGAATTCCAGTATGTACTTCTGCACGACGGAAAACGAGAACTCGACCAGCCTTGCCTTCTTGCTGCTGTCCTTGGTCTCGGCGATAAACTCCATTCCGTGCCTCTTCGTTACCCCGCCATGAGGAAAGACCAGCATATTGCGCAAGGTCTTGGCTGCGTTGAAGTACTTGTTGTAGTCAACACGCCCGTAGATGCGAGGCGAGAACTCGCCTGCCGTGAAGTTGGTAAGCAGGCTCCTGGTGATGTTTCTGCTCACCATCGCCTGTTCACCCACCTGTCGCTCACGTTCACAAATCCCCTGTTCCTCGGCGTGCGCCCCTTGGCTATGGCAAGCGTTGACCAGAACAGCTGCTCGTATGTCTGCTTGTATTCGAGTTTTGCATTTATCGGGATGACTAAGTCTGAAGCAAGTCTGTACCTCACACACCGCTTAAGCAGTATAGACCATGTCGCTGCATCACTGTTACGCTTAATATAGACGATGCTTGCCGACTGATGGTTAGTTAATAAAGTGTTGCCCTCAATCTCCCAATCGTCAAAGTAGTTGTCATGCTCGTGCAGCGACAGGATGCGGAGGCAGTCGACGGGAAGCTGGAACCTCTTCGTCCACCCGAACGGAGGAGGAGGTACGGCCTCGACAAGCTGCATGCGGGCCAAGCATTCGGGCCACTCGTGCAATGACTGCGTGAAGTCCCTTGCGGAATCCCACAGCCCTGCGCATGCACGTGCAGCCTTGCTTGCCTCGTCCAGAGACACGATAGGCATCTCGCCTATATCTCTCAACGCCTGATTGCATATGTCTATCACGGTGCTCGTGTAATCTATGTTGCCCATCTCATCACCGCCTATATCGGCATTAAATCGCCGTTATCGTCATATTCAAAAAACGTCTTTGGTATCACCTCTACTGGCGAAAGCGTGAGCCTCGTCCAGTATTCTTCGTTGTCTTCGCCGTTCAGTACTGGCGGGTTGCTTGCGTCAACGCCTGTTCCCTTGCACCTGTATGTGTGCCCGTTGACGTAGGCTACAACGTCAGGGAAGCTGTAAACCTCATCTGCGCTCCACGCAGGGGCAGCGGCACCGAACGCCCTCGCAGCCGAATCCTGTGCAACGGCAGCAGCCTCAACCGCCTCGTCCTTGTATGCCTTTGTCTCGGCAAGAGCCATACTCTGCAGCCCGTTCATGTCAACGGGAGACCCCCACGTCTGCCCGCCGTCCACGCTTATCCTCACGTATCTGTCGTTTCTTTCTGGCACGCTTTCGTCGTACCAGTTCTCGATGTCTGGCGAATATTGAAGCTTCAGTATGTATTCGTCGTAGAGCGCAAACGTGGTCCCGTCGGCCGATATGCCCAAGAATGCGTACGGCCTCGGCGTGGGCATGGTGAAGTTGAAGTCGTAGACCGTGGTTATAGGGAAGGACAAACACCGCTTCACGGCATTGTCTATCTGCTGGGCGATGTATGTCATCCTGTCCAGCGCCGACTCAAGCACTTCGGGGGGCAGCGGCCCGCCTTCCTCGAGGTCGAGCAGCTGCATGATCGGAATCACCCTGTGGATAACTACTTCGGCGTCCTGCGGGGGGATATGCTCGTTTCTGAAAAGCACGTATCCGCCGTTCCTCCAGTTGTAGTCAGAGCCGTCTGGCAACAGTAAATCCGACTTCACGTCGTAGTGAATGTCGAGCGTCTGGAGCACGTTGTCCACATAGACCTGCAGGTCGGTGTTGGCGAATATGCGGAACGGGAAGTCGAACCTTGCGGTCGTCCCGTTACCCTTTAGACGGACTGGCTGGTATTCCGATGTTACGGCCATCTGCTAATCCTCGCTTTCGCCAAAATTTATCCCTCCCTAAATTTTAAGGGGGCGGTGAAGCCCCCTTGCCTTACCCCGCCTGCACGTAGAATATCCATGCCTCCACGGGCACGTTTGATCCGCTTCCTGCGTTGACAATGGTTATGACCAGCGGGCCCGACTCACCTACCTTGTTGTTATCCACTGACGTGAACTGAAACGTACCTGCATTTTTTGCGTTAGATACCGAACCGAATTTATCGTCGTCGCCTAGGGTGCCAACCTTGAACGATGCGGAAGTTGCAGGGTCGCCAACCTCTCCCATTGCCCCGTACTTCACGAACGAGTTTGGCAGTATCCGTGCATTCTTCGGTATCCAGCCCAAGTATGCAGCGTTGCCCGATGCGGTGGAGGCAAATGTAACCGTGTCATGCATGGCCTGCACTTTCCCGCCCCATACGCCTGGATCAAGCACCGTGCCGTCCTCGTGAGCTGTTAGGTTTATCCCCTTATGTTCGGCCATTCACCTCACCTCTATCCTGCCTGTACGTAGAAGACCCATACTTCGATCGTCGGAGCAGTATTGGTAGACGTGATGGTTACCGTTATCGGACCATCTGCGCCAAGCTGCGTGCCGTCTGCCTTGGCGAAAGTTGCAATGTCATTGACGGAACCAGAGCTGACAAATTTGTCTGTGGCACCTTCTATCCCAACTGACAGGGTGGTTGCTGCGCTGGTTTTGATCACCGATATCGGGAGTACTCTTGCATTCTTGGGTAGCTTACATAGCTTCACTACGTCTCCGCTACCCGAGTTGGCAGTATACGCAAATTTGTCGTATGCCACCTGCACCTTCCCGCCCCACAGGCCCTGGTCAAGCACCTGCCCTGCCATATATTTGTCGTAGTTAATCCCATTGTAGATCGTCATCTACATCGCCCCCTATTCCTTGCAGAGTATCTTGCCAACTCTGCACTCTTCCATTCTGGTGGCACCGTTGTCCATGGCGATGTAGATTTGCTTTGAGTAGGAAAGGTCTGGGCGAGTGTCTATCCTTGATACGATATCCTCGTTCACGGCCAGAAGCAGCCCATCCTTCTGCCAGAACAGGCACTCGCGGTCGCTACCGCTCTTCGGCAACCTTTCTGACAGGATTATATTAAACCCTACGAAGTTGGTTATGCGTCCGTTTTCCAGCGTGAACGTGCCGATGTAATCCCTACTGGTCGTGCGTTGGTCGGCGAGAAGCTCTGCGTGCTGTTTTGCACTCATCGCCACATAGCGGTCGTTTTCGGGCACATCATATTTATTTAATATCTCCGATGCAGCAAGCAATTTTTCGACGTTCATGCCTGTCGCTGTCGGCGTTGTACCCGACCCCACGGTATTCGCAACAACCATATGCGCCGAATCGAACTGAATTGCCGTCTCGCCTTCCTTGCCAGTATACGCAGGCCCTACCGCTGCAGCGATTATCTTGTCGTCCAGCCTCCTGAACAGTGCAGCCACCATACTCTTCACATAGGCCGACGTCGGATCGGTGAGTATCCTGTTCAGGTCGTAACTATCGACCAACCGCCCTATGTGTGTGCGTGTGGCATGCACCCTGCGCCTCTGGTGGAACTCGTCCATGATAGGCGTAGGACCATGCCTCGTGGTCATGTCCTCCGCTATGTCCGGCCCTATTTGGTCAAAGAACGCATACTCCGCATGAATCGGCTCAACCCTGACGGCTTTTGCAAACCTAGAGTCGAGCTGCTGGCAGAGTAGCTGCACGTTCGTGCTGAACTGCTTTATCATCATCATGGTGATATCATTTGCCACTACAACTCACTCCTTTTTTGTTTTTATTTTTACTTCCACCGCCAAGGTTGTCCGCACTGGGGCCTTGTAGCGCTTTACGCCCGCATCGGCGGTGGCTTATCTTGGGGCCTTTCGGTTATCCCAAGTCCGCCACTTCGTTGCCGTAAGCCGCCTCCATGAGCCTTGTTATTTGCTCAACGGCAGCCTTGTTCCCGCTCAGGTATTTCTTCTTGAAGTCGTCGTCGGCCAATAACCTTTCTATCTCGGCCTCCGCCGACTCGGGTGCTATCGCCCTTCCTCCACCCTTCAATGTATCCTCGGCAAGTCCCCGTCCGAAGAAGTGCATCAGCTTCACGAATACGGGGTCTGCCTTGGCACCGCTTGCCTCAAGCCATTCCTGCAGGCCATCTATCTCATTGGCCGCTGCCATCAATGCCCGTTCTGCAGCCTTCACGTTGCGTTCGTAATTCTGCCCCCACTCGTTGGCAAGGTTTCGCTTGGCCTCCTGTACCCTGTTTATGAAGTCCTGCTGGAGCTTGGCCACGTACTGGTTCTCGAACTCCGCATAATGCTTGGCCAACTCCGCAGCCTGCTGCTTGTTCAACCCTGCCTTGTGGGCCCACTGCTTGTAGTTGTTCAAAAACTCCTCGTTGGCCTGCACCCCGTCAAGCTTTATCTCGTATTCATCGGGAGTCTTGGGCCTGCCAAGTTTCTCATAAAACTTATCCCATTCCTCTGGCGATGCGTTCTCATCTGGTATGGGCACCTTGTTTTTGCCCAGCATCGACTCCAAGCTCACATATGACTTGAATAAATCCGCAGGTGAGTTGAACTTCTGCAATGACGGGTGAGACTTCAACTCCTCGGGCAACTGCGCCCTCCAGTCATCCCCACCCTTAGGAGCGGTCTGCAAATTCAATATGCCCTCATATCCGCCCTGCTGTGCAGGTGTTTCTTGTTTATGCTCCTGCACAGGTGCCTGCGTTTCCCCTTCTTCTTCTGCAAACAGCTGCAAGTTAAACTCTCTTTCGGCGATTGTCCGCACTGCGGGTCGCCCTCCTTTCGTATCCCTTTTGTATTTTGTCCAATATGTAAAGCAGCACTTCCCTGTTGCCTTCCCTCCGTGCAAGTTCGTAAGGGTTGATCTCCTTTGTATCAAACATGGGGGTATTGTAGTAGAACTTGCGCTTGAGGTCGTCAAGGACTGCCTCGTCCTCGGTCTTGAACGCATCTATATATTTCTCAAGCAGGTCTCCGCTATTCTGCATTGCCAAGCACCTGCCCCAACAGCCCTTCTTCTGGCTTGGCCTGGCTTGCCTGCTTTGCAGCCTTGGCCATCGACTCCATTTGGCTCATGGCGTACATGGCGACCTGTTGCTGCTGCCTCTGCTGCCTTATGGCCTCAACTTCCTTCTGCGTCCTCAATCTCTTCTGCTCCACGCCGTTCAATAAGAATAGCTCTCTCACTATGTCGTCCCACTTCACAATGTCTATCACGTCAGGCTTCACCTGCGCTATCGGGGCTGTGATCAGTATTGCCTGCTGGATTGCCTGCAGTTCGCTTGACTTCTGTGCCCTGGCAAGCGGGGATTCGTACTCTACTATCACGCCTGCGTTGCGGATAAAGTCGGGAGCGGGATAAAGCAATCCTCTGTCGTCAAGTATCTGCAATGTGCGCCTTATCAGAGGCTCAAGGAATTCGCTCTGGAGCCTGCCGAACGTGGGGCCGAGTATCCGCATGTTTTCCTCCGTGCGCTGCATCACTTCCGTGGCCGTCATGCGATCGCTTTCGATGAGCGTGAGCTGCTGATAGAAGAACGACTCGTTTATGAGGCGCCTATATGCCTCTTGCATGTCCAACGATACGGCAAGCCCCTGCACAGTGTAGAGAGGCTGCGCCCTGTTGTATTGCTTCTGCCTGTAATTGATGGCATTAGGCGAAAGGTTGAGCGTGTCGGTGTAAGCGTCCTCTTCCACGTCAAGTGGAGGCTCTACTGCCCTGTGCGCCGCCATGAGATTGGAGTAGACCATCTCGTTCAATGTCTTGATATCGGCCAGCGCCTCAAGGCCAGGGCCACGTCCGTAGACCTCACCCGATGCCTTCCTCCATCTGGGGCATACTGCTGGGAAGGTCTTGTATCCACCCTCGTGAAGCAGCTCTCCCGTGTCGGCCGAAAAGTAGTAGGACGCATAGGGGAACTCCTTTGAGTTGGACGGCACCTTTGGCACTCCTTCTCTCGGCTCTATCACATGAAGCACCTTGTGCCTGTCCTCGAAACGACGTGCCTTGTACTTCTCCATGATGAATGCGGGCGTGGCGTCGCCGAACTTCTGCACGAACTGCCACACGGTGAGCGAATATTCACGGTAGAGCGTGTCGACTATGCCCTCGTCATTTTCTGCGAGGTAACATTCGTATATGGGAAGAGTCTGGAAATGGAGGGGCTTGTTTCGCCCTTCGCTCACCAGCATCACGCCAGTGCCTATGGCTCCTATATCCAGGTAAAGCTCGTCTGCAGCCTGCGAGAAGTTGCTGTCGCTCATGAGCTGCAGCGCTATATCCCTGTTGGCCTCAAGCCATTCCAGCGTGGCCTCATCCTCCATGAGCGTAGGGCTATTTACTTTCAGCGAAAACCATCTGGACGACGGGTTGGTGAGCATGGACTGGATCACGGCCGCAAGCCTGTTGTTGGCCCGCTCGGCCGTCGAGTCGTACATGAGAGAGTACAAGTTCTGGCCCGACGTGCGCTCCTCTTCCTTGAGCCTGCGGGGGAGCACGTAGCTTGCCACGTCCCTCCACAGCGACTCCCAGTTGGAACGCTCAGCCTTCATGTCCCGCAGTCTAACTTGGGCCTGTTCGTATGTGATCACTTAATTACCCCCCAAGCAGAGTCTTCTTGCCAGTGGGGGATGATGTAGTAGAAAGACCGAGAGGAGTTGTGTAGATGGTCTGTGTGCGGGCAGCAGCTTTCCTGCGCTTTACAGTAGTAGTTTCCGCCTCGCCCTTGCTTATATCTACAATACTCGGCACTCCCGGTATTTGAGGCGGTTCGGGCTGCTTTATTTCAGGTACTGTGATGCTCGGGCTTGGCATGGCCGATTTCACCAATTCACTTGCCCCAAGCCCTACGGCTGCCGTGCCTATGGCCGTACCCAACGCTCCTCCCCCAAACAGACTCCCTATTGCCGTGACTACTCCGCTCATCTTATCCCCTCCTGTGCGAATATACCGCACCTGCTATTGCTTTCCTGTCTCTGTGCCTTTCGTACATCTCCACGTTCGGCACCCTCACGTCCAAGTCCTGGTGGAACATCATGTGCATCGTGTCCAGCATGTCGTCGTGGCACTGGGCACCAGGGTACCACTTCAAATATTCCTCCTCGATGAATACCCTCGTCATGTCCTTCGCCGTGCCCGTGCTGTCGGTGTACCAGCAGTGATAGGGGAGATATATGCGACCAGCCTCGAAGGGTGCAACCAGTGCAGCGATGGCGTCTTCCTTCTTGATCTTGCCTCCCACGTGCTTGTTGGCGTCGCTGGTGAGACGCTTGGTGGTGCCCAATGGAACGATGGTAAAACGAAAGTTTTCCTGCTTCATGCGGTACTGGATATGTTCGATGTCGGCCTGCATGCCAACCTGCTCGTACCCGACTTTCAGAACTTTGGGGAATTCACGAACCAGGTCGAACAAAATGTTAGCCCTCTCTACCAAGTTTAGCCTATCCCTAATTAATCGTATTATTAAGCGATTGTCAAGACTGTCAACGCCGAAAACGTTGAATACTGTATAATCGGCGTCCTTGCCCTTCCTGCTCCCAGCTGGGTCGACGACGATGTAGATGTTGAGATTGCGCAGGTTTTCTGCATCCCAGAACCTCAGCCATTCCTCCTTGAACTTCTGGGACGACGCAGCTACGGGATCAAGGAGGATCTGGCATGAGAATATATAGTCCCCCAATTCCTTCCTCTTTGCCTCGGCCGTCTCGTCGCTCCACGGCCCGACCGATTTAAGCCTTCCGTCTTCCATCACGATCACTCCCGGCCTCCTGCGCTCTTCCGCAATCCCTTCGGCAATGATCTTCCCGTACGGGTCGTCTAAGTCCCATCTGGTGCCCACAAACCTGTTTTTCGTGATGATCTTTCCGCTTTTGGGATCGGTCTTGGACAGGTTCATGGACAATCTGATGCCCGTCATGGCTTTCTCGATCATCTCCTGGCTGGTAACCGACCGTTCCGTGATCACGTCGTCGTATATCTTTATGTCGTAGTGCTTGGACGTGGGTTGGGAGTCATCGGACAGCCCGTAAGCCTCAAGCGTGGCCTCCTTCGGGTTGCCCGTCCTTCTCACAATCAGCCCGTCGTCCTCGTTCCACTTGGGGCTTTCCTGCTGGGGCTTGGAATAAAGCACGTCGGGGAATAATTCTTTTAAGAATGCGTTCTTCTCGAACTCCCTCTTGATCTGGGCCAGAAACTGCTTGGCCATCGGACGGGTGACTGAAAAGATGCATATGGTGATTTCGGGGTTCTTCAATATCTCCTGTACGGTGAGGGCGAAAGTGATCACGGTGCTCTTGTAGTGCTCACGGCTCCAGAGATCCACGTAGCCGTCTGGGTGCTTCTGCACCTCCCTGCTTCGTTCGAACACCCAATCGTTGTCGGCGAACGTGCAGCCAAGGCCATATACGATGAGGAAAAACAGATCGCCGAGACAAAGGCTTCTTAAGACTTCCTTCAGCGCCTGCTCGCCTAGTTTGTTGGCCCCCGCTATGGCCGAGAAATAATATGCATGGGCCTTCTCCCTCGTGTCCTGGAGCACCACTCCGTATTCGTTGCTTTTAGGGGGATGAAGATATTTATTCACCATCCGTGAACTCCGCAAGCAGCGCCTTGATCTGCTCGTCTCCGCTTTCTGCGATGCGGGAGCCGATCATGGCAAGGAGATTTTTCACCTGCCCTTTGAGTTCGATGTTCGTGGACTCCGTCCTCTCCGTGGGCTCGCCCCGCACGAGAAGATCGTGTCTGTCCACGCTGATATAGTCCTTGATCGTCCTTATGCGCACCTTGCCCTCGTTTACCATGCGGGCGAAGTCGTCCTTTAATTTTTGGTTGATCTCCATGGTCTGCATCTTGGATTCGATCGTGTTCCGCACCAATGCCTTATGGGTGGCCTCGACCTGTGCCTTGTCGAGTTCGGCTACCCTGTCGGCCCAGTTGAACATATTGGAATAGCGCTTCACGGTCGTGATGGAGATGTTAAGCTTTTCTGCCACGGCACGGAGAGTGCGCTTGTCGCCTAGTTCGTAGTAGGTCTTGAAGGCCTGAGCGGCAAGGGGAGTTTCCTGTTTGGGATACTGGAGATTGGCTTTGCGGGCCATTGGATCACCTCCGTATGATCGTCAGGCGGGGAGTGAAGGGCGCTTTAGTAGAGTGAAGTGAGAATTTTTTGCGGAGGGGGGAGGGGGGTCTTATCCCCTCGCTCGTGCCCCGCCTTTTTGGGCCCCTACCCCCGTCTCCACAAAAAGCATGCTTTGTCCGCCTAACAAAATTATCCTAACCTAACCTGCGGCACAAAGTCAAGGCAAATTTCCCCGACATCCGACGGCCGTCCCGCATACCCACATGGGTATCGCAATGGTCAGGAATGGTCAGGGCTTGACGGAAATACACAATAAGTGATATCATATATTCGCAAGGGATAATACATAAGGAGGGATCAGCAATGGCAAGGGGAAGCATGGCATATAAGGTTGGTAGAAACAAGGCAAAACATGTTGGCAATGCGGTGCTCGGAGATTCGATGATAGACTTCATCGATGCTCCGACCGTGGCCGAGGCAGCACGGCGGATATTCAGGAAACTGCGCAATGTGGATGACGATAGGCTGATGATCAGGTTCTGGTACGGCACAGAACATCGCATCGTGTACGTCTACCTGGACGGCAAGCTAGTCGGCTACTTTGCCGGTCGTAAATGGTAATGAATGGCCGGCCGAAGCCGGCCAATATTAAAGGAGGGGTCAGCAATGACAAGGGGGAAGACAAAGACATTTAAGGATTGGTTGCGTACTAATTTTGACAAAACGGATCTGTACTATCTTTGCACGAGAGGAGCACAAAGCGGGTTTACGGGAATGGCAACAACTGAGGATACCAACAAGCTTTACGATCGATTTCATAACGACATATGGGAAACAATGGCAAGGGGAGTTCAAACATGCAGCAGCAGGAATCTTATGCAGTACATGGCCGACTGCCTCGACGTCTTTGGCGTCGAAGGCGAAGAGTCGTTCAAAACTGCGATGGTATGGCATACGGCACAGTGGTTGGCATGGGAATTGCTGAATGAGGAAGAAGAAGACGGAGGCGATCAGGATGTCTAGGAAGGAAAGGCTGATTTATGATGCAAGCGTAAACGTGATATGGAGCAGCGACGACGAACTTTTTTGGATTTTCGACGGCGAAGATTGTTGGTTCTTGAATTTCTACAATCGCAACGACGACACGCCCATAGTCGATGAATTCAGGCTCGACGACACAACGGGATTTGATCCCGAAACGTTCGACTATGCCAACGGAGTACCCGATTACACCGAAACCGAGGATGAATTTTGGGCAAGGGTAATAAAGTAGCCCATCCTCACGCAGGGCCGGCCTTCACGGGTCGGCCTTTTTTCATTCCTCACATTCCCGATACCCCTATCCCGTATCCCCAACGTAACCCGTCTTACGCTGATCAAGCCCATTTTTGCGCATGAAGGGCGTCGATCATGAGCCACAAACCAGCATCGTTGTCGCATTCTTCATCCCCCGCCATGCGCAGGAAGGGCACGAATCGGATACCCCACATGGGTATCGCTCAACGTAGGACGTGTTACGTTGGGCATGGGTTGCGCACCTGTGGATAAGTTATCCACATGTTATCCACACTGCGACATTTTTCACATGAACGACTGTTTATATCCTTGCTCTATAACGGAAAGGAGGGTATATAAAGAGAGGATAGGGATTATGGAGAGGGAAGGGAATGAAGAATGCAGTTAGGGGAAGGACAGGGGTTTAGCTTAATCCTTCCCTTAATCTCTCCCCGAAGTCCTTCCCTTTCTTCTTTTTTTTTTTTTTTTTTTTTTTTTTTTTTTTTTTTTTTTTTTTTTTTTTTTTTTTTTTTTTTTTTTTTTTTTTTTTTGGGTGGTGTTCTT